CTAAAGTCCTCCGTTTGGATTGAACAGCTGAAAGGTTCGGTTCTCGCCTTCCTGCGTTGATACATCGCGGAATGTTGTCACATAACATTCTATCCAATCATTGGCCTGCTTCATCGTCCAGTGCCAGTTAACCTTACCCAGTTCCTGGACAAACCGCTGTGTGGTGACAGTCTTCCGGCCATTCGGTTCTCGCTGTATCGAAGCATACCAGGCTATTTCAATATCGCTACGTCGTGGCATCATTTACTCCCTCTTGAATACCGGATAAAAACACAGTATAAATACTGTATATCCATCCAGTAAAGAGGCAATGAGCAATGTTCGTGGAACTCGTTTATGACAAAAGGAATTTTGATGGTCTGCCCGGTGCAAAAGATATCATTCTGGGCGAGTTGACCAGGAGGGTTCACCGGATTTTCCCCGATGCTGATGTCCGGGTAAAGCCGATGATGACACTGCCGGCGATCAATACTGACGCCAGCAAGCATGAGAAAGAACAGATAAGCCGTACTGTTCAGGAAATGTTTGAAGAGTCTGATATGTGGCTGATGTCAGACTAAACGCCTCTAACCATCATTTTGCTTCAGTACGGTCCGCTGGTTTCACCCCGGCTTTTTCCTTAAGCTCAGAAATATCATTTTCCAGTGTGGCCACTTTTTTCAGCAGGAACTGGAGCACTGGTGGAACATACCCCATTAACATACTGGTCTGATCCACCGTCTCTACGCCTTCCAGTCCCTCAAACTCATATGGAAGTGTGGAGACAAATCGCGGGTTCACTTCATCAGAGATAATGCCACTGCCTTTCTTCCCGTAAATAAAATCATAATTATAGGTTTTCCAGGACCGTACTTCAGCAATCGCATCCTCCTCCGTTATAAGCTCGATATTTTCTTTTAGCTTACGGTAGGACAGCGGCGCGTACATCTTCGTTAAATACGCCTGTAAATTTGTCGTCCCCGATACGGTCCAGGCCGCGCCCGCAATATCGCCGTTGCTGTTATACAATGCGTTATTTACAGTGAAGCTACCGGATGACGTAAATCGAAAGTAGCTTATTTCAGGCCCCGCCGTGACCTGAATATATGAATACGATCCCCTCGTTTGGTCCACGCGGTGTCTGAACGTTGAATTGTGCGGCGTTAAAACTCCACTAAAACCGGATATAAACCCTGGTGCAGATATGGCGGTATCGCTTGCGGTTGCATTTACGGAGGTTCGAACTTCCCCCGTAACAATTACAGGACTCGTTATAGTTCCACCTGATTTGCCATTTACGGTTCTCAGGCGTGAATCATCAGAATTAACCTTTCCTGACAGGGACTGCGAAAGAGACAGCCACGACGGGCCGGTAAACGTTGATTGGTCAGGTAATTTTACAGTTATTGTCCCGGTACCGCTGAATACCTGCTGCCAGTTCTGTTTGTCGTAGTTCAGACCGAGAAGCGCCTGGGTATTCTGAACGACCATTGCAGCGGTGACCATGTTCAGCGCCACGCGGGGAACGGCAGACCAGGCCGCGCCAGATTGTGTTGGCCCGGTAAAGTTACTGACCAGCGTCAACGCTGTGCCGCTTTCCACTGATTTAATCGGAAGCGTATAGGGAACGCCACCGACAGTGACAACAATGAAATCGCCTGCCGCTACCTCAGTGATAAACGTGGTCCCGCTGCCAGCGACCGCAGCAGAGTTATGCGTCAGGGTTAAAGTTCCTGCTGACATGGGTATCTCCTGAATTCAGATAATAAAAAACCCGCCGGAGCGGGTTATTTTTGGTATTTCATTGAGGGCAATTCGAACTGGTGAAGTTATTTTTATTCACCCATCGCCAGTTAAAGGGATAACCGGCCCTGTACTCAGTCTGATTAGCAATCTTTCGTACACCGTAAATCTGTACTGACTGGGGCAGCCCGCCAGGCGCAAACTCTGCCTGACAAACCGGTTTCTGTTTCTCCAGAACAGGTCCTGAACAGGCTGAAAGCACCAGGCAGACAATAACTGGAATAATTATATTTTTCATTTCGACACCAGAACTAATTATTTAAACAAAAAATAACCAATGGCATTGAATAATAAAAATAGTTTTAATAGATCAATATTCTAAAATTGATCGTTTAAATCGATCAGTTTAATCATATGCGGCTGTGTTTATCGCCGTTATCACAATTCCGCTATTCGTTGATCCGACAGAGGAACCACTTGCAGTGGTTGAACTTTGCCCCCTAATTCTTGTACCACCAGTGTCGTCATGGCAACCCGTCCCCACATCAACAGACTGAAATATTGGCTGTCCACCTGGTGCAGAACCCGCATGGAGGATGACAGAACCCAGCCCCATCGGATTTACGGCCCATTTGCCTGCCATGTATGTATCAATGTTAAGCCCACCACTTACAGCACCTGGTGAACCAATAGTTGTAAGGTCGCTTAATACCCGGGACTCATTCGTAAGTACCAGTGTTCCTTCGGCATCCCATATAGCCACACCCCAGGCCGGAAGGGTAAGCGGATATATGGCAAAAAAATAGGCCTCAAGGACAAAAGCCGATCCCCTGTAATTAGACGCATCAACACTGAACGTATTGCCACTTTTTGAAGCTGATATCTTCGCCGGGGCGCTGGTTCTTGCAAATGCAATCCCTCCCTTCTGACCGTCGATAGTCACGGACGCCGAAGCACTGTTAAAATTCCCCCCAAAAGTTGAGTTGACAGTTACTTTTCGGTAAAGCGTCATTGGTGTGGAATCAGGTGTGATAAAAGGGTTCCCGTTAGGTAATGAAATCAATGCGCCATATTTAGCCATCTACGCAGTCTCCGCAAAAACGATTAACTGCACTTTGATTGCCGGGTAATCATTAATCCCATCACTACCTGAAGGCTGTATTGTTATGGTGTTTCCAGATGCAATAATATTTCTTTTATCTGTGTAACTTATTGTCCCTTTATCCTCCAGAGTACCAACCGCAAACCCAACCTTTAAGCCAGGCTCAAGGCTGAACTGGTAGCTTCCCGTTTTCTGACCTAAAGCAAGATCGATGATGCCCACCACGGTTACAGGTTTAATGCCATAGTTATTCGGAACGCCGTTAGCGTCCCATGTCTGAATTCCCCATGTCATCAGAATACCCCTGTTAATTTGCCAATCTGTACGCGAAGAACGCCATTGCCATCTTTAACGCTGTAATTCAGATTGGTCATTTTCGTTGCACCCTCCCCGGAAACTGCCCCATTCATTTCAAACGTTCCGTCCGATTTCATGATGGTGCCCGTTTGTCCCTGAACATAATTAGCGGAGCGCAGTTCGCCAATTTTTGCCAGAGTGATTTGGCTATACTGAATAAAAGCATCGCTGATAAACACCTGACCATTAACAACAGCAAAGGGTGAATATTGCGTATCACCGCTGCCACTCATCAGGACGAACTGATTGGCGTTAAATCCGACACGAGTGACTACCGGCTTACCCGCCTCCGCCAGCACCGCAATCGACATTCCGGCGTTATACATCACACCGTTAATCCGGACTCCAGTTTTGAGGGTGTAAATTGCAGAGGCTCCGGTGGCATCAACCACGGCGGTGAGCTTATCTTCCAGCGCGGCAGTCACATCATTGAACTGTGCCTGCACCTGCGTCGACATTTCAGCCATCGCTTTATCGACCTGCGCAATGGTCGTTTTAACCACCAGAATATCCGCGCGTACCTCGCCGTACTGCGCCCACTGATGCTCTACCGTTCCATGGTTGGCCAGTGCGTTCTGCAATGCAGCTTCCAGGTTGGTATCAATGTCGCTTGTCAGGCGGTCACCGTCGGCAGACGACAGGAAGTCATCAGCAATATCGCCCAGGTAGTCGTCAGCATTCGCATTAGATTCGCCACGAACCCAGTCGGTCCAGCCTGATTCATTACCCGTTCTGTCTACCAGCTGCGCGCGGTACCAGAATTCCTGCCCCGCCTTCAGCCCCAGTTGGATATATTCTGCAGACGGATAAGGCACATCCGACAGCAAAAGAGGATTAGAGAAATCACTGTTCGCGGTGTACTGAATTTCCGTTTTCAGCGTGTCCCCGGTGTTAGCCGGGAATCCCCAGTTCAGGCGAATCCCCCAGTTGATCGGCGTTGTCGCAAAGCCGACAGGTTTCGGCGGATTTCCCACCTTACCCGTCAGCGTTTTCTCTTCGGAGTAGCCCCAGCCAGAGGATATTTCAGCGGCATTTATTGCGCGCACGCGCACAAGGTAACGCCCGGCATAAATCCCCGGAACGTCAAATGACGTGGTGGAGCTGCGCGGCACATTTACCCAGTTACCATCATTGCGACGCCACTGTGCTTCATAGGCGATAGCATTCTGCGCCTGGTCCCAGCTCACCCGCATGGTTTCGACGCTGATATTCTGCTGCACCACCGAAAACGAACTGATTACGATGTTGGCTGGCGGCGACTGGTTACCCGGCGGGATCACACTCACCGGCCGCTGGTCAATGATGGCTCCGGTATCGATACGGGCATATTTATCCGGGTCATGCCATGCGCCGGTAATAGAGAAAGTGCCATCATCATTATCGGAGACGCTGACAACTCGATACTGCTGGGCGTAGAGTTCATCTGACTCAACCACCCATACAGCTTCGGCCTGTGGTGTCTCACTGTATGCCGTGGTGACTGTGACTGATTCCCCGTTAACCGCCTGAATAGTCCTGCTCTGTGACGCACCGGAGGGAAGATTTAGAATAAGGCGATCGCCTGCTGCTGCATCAGCTACGCGGTCAAGTTTTATCACGCGACCGTTAACAGCACTGATGCGGCCACCCATAACTTTGCCGGACAGAAGCTCGTCTGACACTGCGATGATGTATCCCGGCTGCGGAATGTTTCCGTCCAGGCCAACATCAAACGAAACAACGCGATCCTTATTGTTGGTGAGAATACCCCAGCGCCCCTTTCGGTTCGCTTCTGATTGCCGGGTACATCCGATGGCTGTCATTTCCAGCTGATTAAATCCGTACCGGGCCACCAGAGGCTGCTCAAATACTGGCTCCATCGCATCCGCATAAGCGTTACCCGGATCAGACCAGGAAACCAGCGCGGTGGTATACCGCGTTTTTGTCGTGCTGCTGGAATAGGTAAAGCGTCCGTCGATAACGTTAGCGCGGGTGTAAGCGTAATCCACATCTCTCGGCATATCGGCAAGCGCAACAATCTGATCGCCGCCCCAGTACGTCATACCCCGGAATATAGCCGCAAAGTCACGCAGCACAGTGTAAGCGTCATTCCTGTCCTGAACATAGACGTTACAGGTATAGCGTGGCTCTGTCCCGCTTCCACCCTTTCCATCCGGTACCAGCTGATCGCAATACTGTGATACCTGGTACAACGTCCATTTATCGATGTTGGCTGCACTCAGGCGATTACCCAGACCAAAGCGATCGGTAATAACCAGATCGTAAAATATCCACGCCGGGTTATCGGTCCAGGCCCACTTAAACGCGCCCTGCCATGTACCACTATAAGTCCGCGTATCGGGGTCATAGTTATCAGGCACTCGGATCACCCGGCCACGTGGTTCACAGGATATCTGTGGAATCGAACCATTGAACTGACTTGAGTCGAATTCGATGTACAGCAGCGCGGTGTTCGGATAGCGCAGCTTGGCATCAATCACCTCCGTGAAGCTTTGCAGCGTCATCGTGTCGCCGATCTTGGCGCTGTTTGCGTCAGCGGTAATCTTACGCAGTCGGATTGTCCAGGTGCTGCCAGCCTGCGGTAAATCAATACGGTGGCTGCGCTCATAACCAGACGTCGTTTTGCCGGTTACGCTGGTATTAAGAACGGTTTGCCAAGTCCCACCATCAGTTTGCAGGTCTATTGCATAATTGATGGAATACCCTACCAGATCGCCGTTGTCCTCCTGCCTAAACAGTGAAGGCCATTTCAGTCGCAGGCGAACGGCTGATAGTTGGGTGTTGCTGAAGGTACGCGTCCAGGCTGTTGCGCTTGATACTTCTGTTCCAACGTTGATTTCGTTTTCGGTACCGGGAATGCCCTGAATGTAATTTTGTGCCTGAGTTCCCGCGCGAAACTCCCACGTCACGCCGCTAAAGTTTTGGGAGCCATCGGAGTTTTCCAACGCCGTGCCATCCAGGTAGATATTTTTTCCGGTTAATTGCCCTGCAAATTCCCCTTCCCCAAGCGCAACGAGGATTTTGGCCTTCGCTACAGATTGCAGATCATCAGGCTGTTCGGTAGGGGTTCGGGAACTGGAACTGCCGCCCTTGCGGCCTTTAATCTGGGGTGTTGTAGCCATATTGCGCCCATAAAAAAAGCCACCATCTGGTAGCCTGAAAGGAAGATTATTTTGTTATTGCTGGTCTTCGACGTATATACCAGCAGAGATGATCGCCCCACCAATACGCCTGCGTCCGTATAGAAGCGGAACTGGATTACCCTGAGCAGCAGTGTTAGTTACACCACCAAATGCATACGATGCCCTATTTTCGGCATCCTGTTTGCTGGCAAGTCCTGCTGGCTGTGGCGAAAGCATTTGAACAACACCACCAAGCATCATTGCAGCGCCTATTTTCATAGCGGCAGGGCCCCAAGCTGCACCGCCCCATGCTTGGCCGATAGTAGCCCCCAAAGCACCAACAACAACAAGTACAGCCCCTAAAACTGTTTGAAGTAGGCCTGCCTTTTTACTGCCAATTACAACAGGGATAATTCTTATCACCTCTCCTGTAACTGGAAAACCTAAATCATCTTTTCCAATATTTCTTTTCCCTTTAAATACAGCATACGTTAGACCACGATTTTTACTCGTATTTAAATATTGTTCAAATCCACAAATTGTTTTTGATAATGCATTGATAGCCTCTGCTGTTGTTCGTATTAGTCTGTCATGGGTTCTACCAAATACTTTACCTAACGCGCCACCTAGTTCAATCCTAGTCATTATTTCTTGCATATTTACTCCAATAAAAAAGCCACTAACGTGGCTTTGGAAAACAGAAATAAATTAAATACATGATCGCGCTATTTTACCCCACGGGTCACCGATACCTTTATTTGCAGCATAGACTTTCACATCGGCCCCTCCCTCAGAGCCATCTTGAATAATAGCCATCGAAAGAACACCGAATAAATCATCAGCGGCTGATATTCTATACCCAGTTTCAGTTTCTATACTTGTAGCCTGTGGATGCAGTTCCTGCCACTTAGGAGACATGCATTTGTTGAGTTGTGCAGCACTCTTTGAGGTATGACCAGAATAAATAGGCTGTCCTTCCTGTAAGGAAGATGCACTACAACCAAATAAACCCAGTAATGAAATCAATAATATGTTTTTTTTCATATCCCTATCCCCTTTTGATAATACAAAAGATTAGCACAGAGACTTATGCCGTAGAACCTTCATCGTCCGTTCTTGCCAGTAGCCACCATATGGCACACGCTGGCTCAGATGACCATACAGATGATGGAGAAGCATATTTCCCTCCAGCAGGATCCCGGCATGGTTCCACTTGTTGGACTGGACCTGCATGATAACCATATCACCTGGCTGCGGTACGCCACTGAATTCACGGAATCCGCATTCATACCAGCAATCGTGGTAGAAGTTTTCGGGATAACTGTCTTCCCACCAGGGATAATCCACGCGGTAATCCGTCAGCTCAATGCCGTGCGTTTGCCGGAAATAGCTCATCACCAGCCCCCAGCAATCGAAGTGACCGAGCACAAATGGGCGCTCCAGTAGCGGCAGCTCGCCCCGCGGCTGAATGGTACGCAGATCCCCCTCCGGCCAGCTGACGATGTGCCACGGAAGTAACGTAGCGTCACACTGTGCCTTATCCAGTTCGCTCGCCTGCGTCGTGGCATTCGGGTGGCTGTGGACAATGGCAATCACTGTTCCCCAGTCTTCGGCAGCGGCGTAATCTTCCGGCGACAGGTGGAAATGCTCTGTCGGATCGGTTGCCAGATTACGGCAGGGAATGTACCGCTGCACCCTGCTTTTTTGCACCACTACGCCGCAGCATTCATGCGGATATTCAGCAGCAGCATGCGCCATAATGGCGTCGATAATTTTCTGACGCATATCAGCTCCTGATCAGGGATGTGCCAGGGAAACCACCAAACGGCAACTCGTTCCCCTCGCCATGCCTCAACTTGCACGCAGTGAGCGTACCGGGACATTCATCGAGTGATGGATCGTTAACCGGATTGTTGTGCTTGTCGAAATAACGCGTCCCGGCATAGTCGCATCCATCACCGGAGCGGTATTTGTTTCGGATACACCAGGTACAAAGCGAATGTAGCTGGCGCGTCGGGATCATCAGCCCCTGCAGGTCCATCGGACTGGACAACGTAAACGCCACCACCTCATTGGTTTCAGTGCTCTTGGCGTCAATGTAAAACACCTTCAGCTTTTCCTGCTGAGGATCCGCTGACGGGTTACCCTCCGGATAGTTTTTCGCATCCAGATACTGCGCCAGCGTGTCATGAATCGTGACCTTTGCCTGCAGCAGGTCATCATAAGCAAGACACAGCACCGTAATGGAACTATCCAGGTTAGCGACCGACAGCGTCGGCTGCGCGCTGGCCCCGTCGGTCGCCGTCTCAATACCCTCTATCTGGCAGGGCCAGGCTTTATATTCCTGCCCCTGCCACCAGATCGATTTCGCCGGTAGCTTATTTTCATCGCCACCAGCAGCGGCGATTTCATCGGCAGTGTGGGCAATATTGTGGGCGTGGAAGCGGAGAACGTCGGAAACACCAAATGCGGTGCCATCGACATCAAAAAGCCGGACAACGTTGCCCGGCTCAAGTTTCTGATAATCACTGTTTAAGCTCATGGTGCAAACGCCTGTTCAAAGGTGGCTGATACGGTTTCCACCGTTTTACTTTTGGTGACGCGCTGCAGGCTGTCTGCCTCAACGCGCCACAGCGCAAGATCACCGCCTGGCGGGATAAACGAAAATGATTTCGTCTTATGGCGCCGCAGGAAAGCATAAATATCCCGGACGGTTTGCGGTTCGCCGGTAAATGAAAACTCATAGCTGAGCGTTTCATCATTCAGCCCGGCACCTGACACCTGCTTATAGCCATCACCAAACTGCGCCGTACGGACGGTATCCTTACTTTTCAGGGTTGGCTGGCTGGATGCTTTAATCCGCCACGCAAAATGCTCGATCGCCATTGCTTACCTCTGTTTTGTTGCATTCCAGATGATGCCGCCGGGCCGGACCTCTCTGGTGATACCTTCCCTGATGGAACTGTTGATCACCTGCTGATAGGCTTTCCCCAGCGCATCACCGCTTCCTTTCTGTTGACCGGAATCCCCCTGGCCTGTTGTAACCGAAACTGGCGCATACACGCTGACGCCAAAAGGAGAAGCAACGCCACCGCCACTCCCCCCGACCAGACCACCAGTCGCATAGCCGCGCATCATGCGATAAAGGTTGCCGACACCGATTCGGTTGGTGGCTTCCTGCGTAAAGACAAACTCTCCACGGTGCACCACACCTGCAGGCTCATACTTGCCGCCGGACCCGGTATAACCACCACCAGCAAAACCCAGCGCTGACGTGGCAGAACTGACCAGGCCGGCCATGGCCTGCTTCATCAGGATCTGCGTCAGCATCGACAACGTGGAACGGGTGAAATCTGCCCAGTTTGCTTTCCCTGTCGTCAGCATATCGGCCATATTCTGGCTGATACCATCGAATGTGGCTGAAGCAGCGGACTTCATCGAACCATAGGCATCAGCCGCTGAATCGGCATAGTCAGCCCACGCTGATTTCGCCCCGGCCTGCCAGTTGCCGCGGAGCTCGTCCTGTGCGGCATAATATTTCTTCAGTGCATCCAGTTCGTTCTGATAACCCTGATCGGTGTCCGTACCGCCGGCATTCATCCAGCCCTGCCGCAGCTGTGCCTCTTCGTTTTGCCGCTGTGCGCCGCGACTGCTCATGCTGCCCCCGGCCACCAGCGCCCGGGTTTTCTCCCCAATCTGGGTAACGTACTTCTGCGAGCTGTCCTGCAGACGGTTTAACCGTTCCTGGGCAACAATCTGATCGCCCAGCCGGGCATTCACTTCGGCCCGCGCCAGTACCTCGTCTTTGTTCGCCAGCACCGATTTTTCATCGGCGGTCAGCGCGCGCTTTTTAGCGGCCTCTTCCAGCACCGAAAAGCGGGATTGTTGTTTCCACAATTCCTGCCGCTGCTGGCTGATGGTATCTGTGATGCTCTTATGCTCCTGCAGAGTACGTAACTGCGCCTCCAGCTCCAGCGTTTGCGCGCTGGCAGTATCGACACTTTTTACACCTGCAGGTGTTTTTACCGCTGAAGGGGCTTTGGTTTTCTTCAGCGAGTCGTCGTATTCTTTTTTCGCAGCTTCCAGATTGATGTTGTAGTCAGCCTGGAGGATCCGACCGTCTTTCAGCGCCTTGTTCAGTTCATTCTGACGGGCCGTGTACTTCTCCAGCGCAGTCTGCGTCTTTGCATAATTCGACTGAGCCTGCGCGGCATACTTCTGGCGGTCAGATTCAATCACCGCCTCGCGGGCGGCGTTATCCTCAGTGGCCTTTGCCACACTGGCCTGCTGCTGCGCCATTTCCAGTGCAAGGCGGGCAGACTCCCGATCGTTCCAGTAGCTGGCACGCGCATCATCATTGACATAACCATCACCTTTACGCAGATTCCAGATTTCATCCGCCCGCTTAAAGGCCGCTTCCGCTTTGGCAACCATCTCCTGCGCGGTGTCAGGCCGCCCGATATCGAGCGCCGCATCCCACATCGATTTAAAAGCGCGCTTCAGGCTGTCGGCAGCAGTCTCAATCGACCCCATATTGTCGCGTAGGCTCTTTGTCTGCTCACGAAAACCGTTCGTCGCCGCATCATTAGCTGCCTGCAGCGCCCCTGCTTCATCACCGGCGCGTTGCAGTTGCGCCACATAAGCAATCTGTTCCGCGGTAACGTTGTGGAACTGCTGCGCCATGGCAATCAGACCAGAGGTCGGATCGTTCGTCAGTTTGCCGAATGCCGCCGCCACCTTATCGACCGGCACACCCGACGCATCGGTAAATTTCGCTACCGCCTGACTCATCTCATCGAACCGGGCACCGGCACGCACTCCGGCGTTGACCAGCTCCGTCAGCGCGCTGCTGGTCTGGTTAAACGTGAGTCCCACCTGCTCGCCGGATTTCGCCAGCACCAGCATGCGGTTTGAGGTCAGCCCGGCAGTATTACCGGACAGAACCAGCGTTTTGTTGAAATCAGACAGCGTGGACGAGCCCTGATACCAGGCGTAAACCACCGCGCCAGTGGCGGCAGCCAGCGCGCCAACGCCTACCATCACCGGCGATATGGTGCCCAGCAGCGCCCGAAAGGTCGGAATAATACCGCCGAAGGAGTCTTTCACCTGACCGCCCTGCTGCAGCAGGATAAGCCACGGACTCTGCCCACCGGCCAGCTGGGTGGCGATATCCGTAAACTGCGCAGGCAGCATACGCATCGCCGCGTTGTACTGTCCTACAGAAATGCCGGCCTTCTTCGCGGCGCTCTCCTGGCGGGTAAATGACTGCTGCACCTTCAGCGCCGAGTCATTCGCTGCGTCACCCGTCTGCTTAAACTGCCTTTTTACGTACTCCATCTGCTCGTTGAACTTTGACGAGTTAACATCAAGATTAACGACCAGGTCACCCACTGCCGTCTGGGACATAGCGAACACCTCCTGAAATGCCCTCGGCCTTTGCCATCAGCACAGCGTCACCGGGTTCATCGTCGGCAATATCCTCCGCTGAAGGTGAAAGAAGGCTGAAGCTGGCAGGGGTTGATGTGGTTTTGGGGTCAAGCGCGGTAATGACGATATGCATCAGCGAGGAAAAATGTGCATCCAGTTGCACATCATTAAAAAAATTGTCCTGGTAGAACGTTCGCCAGTCGGCGTATTCCGTTGACGACATACCAGCAAGCATGGCGCGCCAGTCCGGGCGGCGAAATTCACGCGCCAGTTTCAGGACGAATGTCAGCTCGCTGGCGAGGACTTTTCCAGACTGACCGGCTCAGTCACAGCAACATCCTCTGGATCATTCGCTTCCTGCGGCGGCACCATGCCGGACAGCAGCTTCACGCAGTACTCTGCTGCGGAAACAATCTCCAGCGGCCAGGTTATCAGTACTTCATTCTGGATCTGCTCAACGTCTTCTTTCGGCGTTTTGTGCGCCCCTTTCAGGGGATGTCCATGCCATAAAGACATGGCCACCAGCAGTGCGCCGGATTTAATCGTCATATCCATCGCCGCCTGCATGTCGGCATCGGTGATACTTTCCAGCGTCTTCAGGTGTTCAAGATGCTCAATACGCTGCAGCGCCGACAGTTCGTAGAGCGTGACGGTCTTGCCGTTGCGTTCGAACGGCTCACTTTTTAAAAACATGCATTACTCCAGAAAGCGGGGCCACAGCCCCGGAAGTCAGGAAACGGTGACTTTACAGGTCGCGACAAAAAGCCCGTCGTTGGTCATCACGATAATGTCGGCGGTTCCGGCGGAAATGCCGGTTACCGTCAGCACTGTACCAGCGACAGTCACCGTGGCTTTACCTGCATCCGTGGTGGTGGCCCGGAAAGATGGATCGCTTGCGCTGGCTGGCGCCACGGTGACATTCAGCGTGGTGGTGGCAGCAACCGCAACGGTGGTGGTCGATTTATCCAGGCTGACGCCGGTTACGTCAATCACTGCAGCAGCGCTGTCTTCAGCAAGACTTGGTTTGCCGTTGTTGCTGATTTTGACAGAACGGGTAATGGTGTCTTTTGCCGTCACCGTTTTACCCAGGCTGCTTACCCAGCCACGGAACACATCGATGGCGCCATTTGGATATTTAATTTTGTACGCCAGCACGGTACCGTCATCAAACCAGCGAACTAGATCCTGCTGCCCGCTCTCGGCAGGTTTCCAGGCCAGCGTAAAACTGGCCTCCCCCGCCGATTTCTGGCCCTGTGAAGTGGACGTCCAGTCAGCATCCGCATCATCCAGATAGGTGTCGTCGTTTGATTCGGCAGTCAGTTCACCGGGCTGCAGGTCTTTAATCTTTGCCAGGCGCGTCCAGTCAACATCCGATAATGGGTTAGCGAACGGGTTGCCCGACCCGGAATAAATCCAGAGTGTGGTGGTGGCACCCTTTACCGGCGCCAGTGGGTTTGGTGTAGTCATTACGTCCTCACATAATGTAGCTGATGGAATAACTGAGGTCGGCAGATCCCCACGTCATGGCCTCTTCATCGCGCTGATAGTCATACCCCTGAGCCGCCATCAATTCGAGAAGATTTGCCAGTTCGGGAACATCAGCCATTGCCGGATAGATGCGGTCCTCCATCCAGGAATCCAGAGCACTGTCTGTAGCCGTGGCTTTTAGAAACACCTCAACATGCAGCACGGCTGTCCACATATCTTCATCAACACTTTCATCCGAGGCTCGGGCGTCAGAAAGGTAAACCGCAACCGCCGGAAGATCCTGCTCATCCAGAAACCCAGGACGACCATCGAACCATGTCACTGCATCTGAGATATTGCGCTGGAGCGCGGTTAGTACGGCTTTGCGGATATCACTGTTTTTCATCGTTTAAGGATCAGCCTCAGTTGGTTAGACAGATTTTGTCGCATAATTTGCGGCATACGTTCGTCCATAAGTTTTGGCACTTCAGCCCGGAACGTTTCGGTCAGAGGAACGGAAAGGGGAATACTGACCACTTCAATTGGATACCGACTCTTTGTGGTACGCCGCAAGACATGCCAGCGACCGTTTGCCAGTTGTTGAATAAAGGCACCGGGAAAACGAAAACGCCCCACACGCAGCTCACTGTTCGTACCTGGCTTATCACGTTTACGCCGTGACAGACGCATACTGGATGGTCCCAGTTTGATAGCGGGAAGATTCCCGCGGTTTATGCGAATCAGAGCGCGCGGCTTCTCCACCGTAGCCCGACGTATCCGTGCACGCTGCCTGACCAGTTTTCGGGGAACGCGGGTTGATTTCGCGACAGCGGACACACTGCGATTGACCGCCTGCGTGGCGATACGGTTCACCGTCTGGGCGGAAGCGCGCGGTACAGCTCTTTTACTGATGCTGTTCAGATTAGCAATGGCCTGCTCCAGCCCCTTAATCGACATACTCCCTCCTGCTTACTCGATAAAGATGCGCGGTTTGCCGTTAAAGCGTTCGTGACGGGTAAGATGGAATTCCTCCCCTTCAAAAATCACCACGTCATTACGACGCGGCCTGTATCCTGCAGTAAACACCACCAGCGATCGCCCTGTTCCGCTCAAAGGCCCCATTTCTTCCAGAAACTCAGCCGGAATAACAATCATGGGCTCCCCGTTGATGGTCGCTGGCTTGCCCATTTTGTTCACCGTGACCGCATCCATGCGGCTGACAAGTCTGTCAAAGGGATTAGGCATTGATTTTCACGGCTACAATTGCGGAACTGGCAGCAGCATCTTCCCAGGCAACCCCAGCCAGATCGGCACCTGTCGCGTCGTTCTGCACTTTTCCATCTTTGATATGAACCTGCTCACCGATGGTGATCGCATCGGTAGTCAGCTTAGGCAGCAGGAAAACACCTTCGGTAAAACCGTCTCCCGTCTGGCCTGCCGCAATATCAGTAATGGCAATCGCCACGACTTTCCCCACCATCACCGGCGAACCACTCAGGATCTCAACGCTGCCCGTGTTGGCAATCTCAATAGTTTTGCCATGCTGTACAAAATTCTTCGCCATAAATTCAGTCTCCATCCAGCCCCATACGGGGCCGAATTCAGATACAAAAAAGCCCTGATGGGCTGTGATGTGCTGCTTGAGTGGAAGGAATTATTTCCCGGTTGATTTCGCCATGCCGCGATAATCCAGAGGTGATACACCGGCATCGATGCGCACTTTGGTGGCAATACCGTCGGTAGTGAAACCTTCCTGCTGATCGATATACGGCGTATCAACGCCGTTCAGGTAAGCCACTTCGATGGTGTCTGTGCCCTTAGCGGCGGCCAGATACCAGGCGCTGGTGTCTTTTGCATCAAGACGCGGCTCCGCGATAACTTCAGCAAAGTTCTGAATTGGGTTCATGATACCGGCGTTGATATCCGCCCCTTTCACACTGGCAGACTTGATCGTCTGGTTTGCCAGGGTTTCGAGCGCGACTGGCACCAGCATGAATGCCGGGCGAATATTCAGGGGACGTTCTCCCTCTTTCTGAAGACGCATCATCTTGCGCGCTTCATCAAGGCTGGCTACAGAAATCGCGCCTGCGGAGATATTGCCGTGATCAGCATGGAACAGCGGCTTGCCATCAGACAATTTCGCGTTTTCGGTCAGAACGGCATACACCAGATCGCCGATCGTCCCTTTTGCCGCGCGGCCCATCTTCATAGGTACATCGGTTAACTGATTCAGATCGTCGTTGATGATCGCCTGACGGGTAATAGAGAAGATTTCCCCGTAGGTGGCCAGCGCAATGCTTTCACCTTTATCTTTGGTGGTCACATACTTATATTCAGCCCCCTCGCGAACCTGGCGCAGGGAAGAAAAACCACCAAGACCGACACGATGTGCCGTTTTAAAGTCTGACAACTGGCCTTTCTTAGTCCACTGCTCGAAAGTTTCTGCCGCTTCCTCCCAGCCCTGCAGCAACGCTTTATTAGCAACATCGAGCAGGATATTACCGAAGTCAGACGTGCTGTGTGTCAGTGCCATACCGACCATCTGCATCGGGTTATAGCTGGAAACGCCGATGCCGCGCTCGGTCAGCGCCATACGGGCATATTCGCGCAGCGTCATGCCGTTATAGACGTTGTCCCGCTCCATGCTCTCGAAGCCCGCGCGCGCCATCAGCGCCTGGCGGACACCATCTCCAACAAAGTTACCGTTCCCGGCGTAAATATGCGCATCCGTGGTTTTATTCGACGGGGTGGCAGTTTTGCCCAGCACCGCCAGCAGTTCATCTTTAGCCCGAGCGACAGAGCATTCAGGATCCACAATGCATTTATTCTGCAGCTCATGATGCTTGCCGCCGAACATCGCAAAGAGATCGTTGATACCATTTACGCGGCTCTTTTGCTCGGCGAGAACCTGAGCACGGATTGTCGCTTCATCTGATGCTGCCGGCTGAGGCGTAGTCACCTGCGGCTGAGGTTGTTGTGGCTCACGCGCAGTGGTATTGCGCGGTGGGGTGATCATGTTGCGAATGCTGTTTGGCATCTTTTCAAAATCCTCGATACGTTTTGATTGAATACAGGCCATTGCCTGCAGAGAGGTAGTGACCTGATCGGCAAAGCCATGCTCTAAGCATTCTTTACCGTCCATCCAGGTTTCATCGTCCAGCATGGCGGCGATTTCTTCGGTCGTTTTTCCAGTTTTCTCCGCGTAGGCAGGGATCAGGACAGACTCGACCTTATCCAGCAGATCGGCATAATCCCGCATGTCGTTGGCATCACCACCCGCAAATCCCCATGGTTTATGGATCATCATCATCGTGTTTTCCGGCATAATTACCGGGTTGCCAACCATCGCAATCACCGAAGCCATTGAAGCTGCCAGACCATCAATGTGAACGGTGATCGCCGCGCCGTGATGCTTCAGGGCATTAAAAATGGCTATGCCATCAAAGACATCGCCACCGGGCGAATTGATGTGAAGGTTGATATGGGTAATGTCGCCCAGCGCCTTAAGGTCATTCACAAACTGGCGCGCCGTCACCCCCCAGTAGCCGATCTCGTCGTAGATATAAATATCTGCTTCGTTGTCGGCGCTGGCCTGCATACGAAACCAGGAATTACTTTTTGCGCTGGCTTTCGGACGGTGGTGCGCCCGGTTCTTTGGCTTCGGCACTTGTGCCTCCTTTGTCATTAGCAGGGTCAGTGTCAAACACCAGCCCCATCTCTTTATTTTCGTCGATCTCTGCCTTCCGGCGCGCCTTCACATCGTTCGGGTTACGTCCGCTGGCGCGGACCCAGTCGGATTCCGTTGCCGCTCCGCCCCGGATCTGTAACTTCCAGGCATTGGCCTCTTTAACCGGATCGATCCACGGCATAACAGGGCCGGAATACACCGCCGAGTACAGCGACTCCATATCTAGACCGCGGGGTAATTTAATCTCGCCAGCGGCCACCGCCATTTTCAGCCAGGCGCGGTACATTGGCCGGGTCACCGCGCCAATAAACCAGTCCTGTAAAATGAGATAGCCATCTGTTGATTCCACCAGTTCCTGCCGCTGCGCGCTGTAGGTGCCGTTGTAGTTTCTGGCTGTGCTTGAAAAGCTGAGTCGGCTGCCTGCTGCGACAGCGCGAAGTTGCCCATTACGGAAGGTTTCAAGGTTAGGATTGGGCCGGTCAGATTTCACCATGCCGATATCTTCACCAGGCTTCAGATCGTCATAAATGATGCCTGGTTGAATCATCACTTCCCGATCATCATCATCGGAAGAACTGTTACTCTCTTCGAAGCTTTGCCCGTCTCCCTTTTTGATGTACATACCCAGCGCAGCAGCAATACGTGCGGCGGTGAGCTCAGCATCTTCATACTCTTTAAGTGCGCTCAGACGCATCAGTACACCGGATAGCATCGATACGCCCCGGGTCTGGTGCAGACGGCGGACAAATTTAAGATGCAGCATGTTTTCCGCATCCACTTCTTTGGTATCAAGCTGACGGCCTGAAACGGGCAGGCTTTTATAAACCTGATATTTCATTGGTCTGCCCCAGTTGTCGACGAATACCCCCTGATTAAGCTGGCTGGCAGCATCGCTGTTCATGGGAATAAAATCGGGTTCAAGCGCTTCAAGCCAGAAAGGGATACCGGCTGCTGGCGTAAGACCATTCCCGGTTCCACTGACAAGCTGGGCAAACACTTCGCCATCCCGCAGCCAGGTGCGCAACATCAGGCGCTCAAGCATCGGGCGGGTAAACTGGTTCGTGACATCAGGCCTGACAGACCATTCTGCCCATTTATTACGGATCTGATCTGCCAGCTTTTTGGCGATTTTACCGTTCATCAGTTTGGGATGGGGTTCAACAATAATTCCGGCTTTCCCAACCACTCGCTCTTCCAGCTTATCGAACACCCCAATCACCAGATCGTGATTGTTATCGAGCCACCGGGCCTGCTCCCGCAGTGATACCGCCCCCATTTTGCTGAGCTGATCAGCTGAACGATTTTCACGGCGCCCTTTGTGCGTTCTGGTCGGGGTAACTGCTTCATATGCCCTGATTTTCGCGCGCGCCTGCAGACGGGCTGCTTTCCAGCCTGGCGAAAAGACCCCAATCGCATCATCTAAAAGGCTCATTCAAACCTCGCCAGTCGGTAACCGGGTCGCCCGCGGCGATGAGAAATAAGAGAAGAGAGCCGACGCTCCCACTCCTGACGCCCTTTTCGGATTTCAGACAGGTTCTCCATCGTCATTTCCTGCCCATTGAAACGGATAGTTTTGCCATCCAGCACCGCCATTTCGGCTTCGGTATATCGCTGGATCATGGCTTCAATATCAACACGGTTCACAACCATCCTCCTGATGTACTCCAGGGGTTAGAATCATCGGTTACGGGCTTTTTCCGCTTCCGTTTTTTGGTGGGTACTGGTTCTGGTGTCTGGGATGCCGCTTCGCCAGCTTCCGGCGGCGCGTTCTCCAGCCAGGTTTCCCGCCTCGCCCACTCAGGAGCAGCGGGCCATTTGATTTTCTCGTAGCCGTGGAGGATGGCGAGCGCATCAGCGTAGACCAGCAGGTCAAATGCTTCGTTTGCACCACGTCCCGGCTTACTCCATTTGCCATCAGTCGATCGCTCCTCATAGGTCAGTTCATCGTAAAACCAGCTGCCGAGCCAGTCAGGGAAATGCACATAGCCAGGGCCTGGTGAATCACGCCACAAAGCGTTGTTCACCCGGTCTTTCAGAGCATCGGTCTGGATCAAGTAAAGCGGGACATCACCAGAAGCCTGTGCCCGTCGGCTTGAACGTCCGGTATTATCAGGAAAGGTTCGGGAGATAAGTTTGGATCGGCGGACACTGTCGCCTTTGAACAGGTAAATCTGTTTTCCGAGTCCTTCACGACGACACTTACGCCAGAATTTATAAGCGTTGTCGGTCACACCATCCTCACCGCCGGAGTCAACGGCCATCGCCATCAGCCGCATACACCTAGTCGGATCCGATGCCATTGGCCAGGCTTTGTTAAACACATCGGTCAGCAATAAATCCCAGTCTTCCGGATAGCTTGCCGGGTCAATCTGCTGGCTCTCGCCATTGGCGTCATAGCGCATCGACTGCCTGATATTGTAGCGGTCCACCAGCCAGCGCTCTCCCATGCTGCCGTAGCCAGTAACCTGAACAACAAAACGCCGGTTGCGCCCCGCCTGAACATCGACAGTCGCCATAAGGAAACAAACCCCGTCCGGAACAGAGCGCTTTGGTACAACCTCCGCACGCTGCTCAAGCAGTTCACTTTTGCGCTGTTCCATGCTGGAGCGAGGAAGATACGGACGCCCAAAGTCGGTGTTGATTACCGTCTTCAGTGCTTCCTCGCTGCCAGTGGCCTGATAGTCCTGCTCAGCGGTAAGAAATTTATAGATGAGCTGCGCCCAGGTCTGGTACGCGGCGGCAGGGCCTTCCATCCAGAAGGAGGCAATGCGCGAGCGTCGCCCTTCCCCAGTGATAACACCATCGTTGTCGATGGTTTGCCCATCCCGCAGCCACTTCCCTTTCATATTGAGCGAACGCTTCATATCCGCAGTGATGTGCTCTTTACAGGCAGGGCATTGAAGACAGGCTTTCTCGCTGGCCTGAACAGGGTCCGCGATATCGCGGTAACCTGTCATATTGTCCATTTCAGGCTGGAAATATTCACCGCAATGTGGGCACGGCCAGTAAAGGCGACGGCGATCACCACGGTTGTACAGCGCCAGAATCCCCGTTGAAGGAGGTGCTTCATGCGGTGAGCTACGGCGCCATTTTGTGTCACGTATGTCGCGGCCCGGCGAACTCTCAACCAGTGTCATACCTGACGACATGAACGTTGTTGTTCGCTTTGATGCCAGTGAAAAGGCGTCACCTTCCCCGTCAATGTCTTCCGGGAAACGGTCATAGTCGGTCAGTGCCACGCATTTATAGTCCGATGAGGACATGATATTGACCGATGGCCAGCCGATTTTCAGGTAGTTCCCGGCGCGAAACGTGCGGTCATATACGTTGTTATCATTACGCCGCGGGCTCAGTCGGGATTTCACTTCAGGGCTGCAACGGAATGTACGATCAAGACGCTTTTTGGAGTGCTCGCGCGCCTTTTCCTCAGTCATCTGAATCAGGAGCATATCAGCCGGATCACAGACAACGCTGTAAACAATCCAGCCATCAATCAGACCAATGGTTTTACCGGTTCGCGCCGGACCAACAAACACCACCGCGTCATATTCACGTGATGCCAGACAGTTCATCGGTTCAATCACGTAAGGTGCCAGATCCGGATCCCATGGAACGGAGTTACCCGCCCCCATTGGCACGCGCATATAAGTACTGACCGCATCGGCCACCTGCATTCGACGCGGGGCACGTAAGATACCGGAAACATCGCGGCGGATGCCTCTGGCTGATGCCCGCTTTGCCATCAGTCCTCCTCTGGCTCTTCCTCCTCTGCTTCAGCATCCTGTACCCTCTCCGCCATCTGATCGCGCAGGTCATCGATAACGCTCTGCACGCGAGAAACCGCAACAGGCGTTAATGCACAGTCACGCTCAAGTACATCAGGGAGGGTTTCAAGTACCATGACGACCGCTTTCGCCATCAATGAGAATTCGCGCGCAACTTCATCGGCGGGAATGAGCTGCCCCGTGTCCTGCTCAAACTTAAGTCGCTCATTCTCAGCTTTCCAGTGGGAAAGCCTGTCCGATGGCGGCATGTCATCGATATTGGCTGACACAGTAGGGATCATCAGTTCGGTCAGAATGTCGGTGATCAGGTAAAGCTTTAATTTGCTGTTGCTACCTGGTGCCGGTTCAATATTTTTCAGCCTAGCGGCAACCGTCTGACGGTGTACGCCAGTGATCCCCGCCAGCTGGTTGATGTTCAGTTTTAAAGCGGCAATTTCCTGGTCCATGATGGTGAACACTTTTTAAACGATTCGACATCTGCACGAAATCGCCTCTAATGAGATCAATAACCTGCGCAAATGATGATGATGACCTTAGATCCGAAAAACTAGCCGTTTTCCGCGAGCACGCCGCCCCGTGGCAGGCCGCCCCGCCAGGAGGACCCGCCAAAATGGTAATGGTTATCATTTTCATGATTGACAGTGATCATAAAACAGCCCCGCTATTGCGAGGCTATGGGGTTGTTGTTTGACTCTCTCACCGAATCGTAAATACGTTCACACGTCATCCCGGCGGTGTAGCGTTCGTCAGCGATTCCAGCATATCGCTTAGCTTCTGCTGCAATATCTCCGAGCATGTCGGCGAGCATTCTGGCGTCGGCGTTGGTTGTTTTGCTTCGGACGGTAGCGGCAAGATCTGCGGTGTGCTTTGCGGCGTCCAGGCTGGTAGCGAGTTTTTTGGCTTGTTGCTGCAACTTGCTAACAGTGGCAGACAGACCAGCAGCAGTGGCAGCAGATTTAGCGGCTTGTGCTTGTGCATCTTTTACAGCCTCATCACGGGCAATTATGCGCCCTTGTTCAATCCAGCGTGCGGCAGTCTGCGCGTTCGCTTCCTGTGAAGATTCCATGCTATTACGGTCAGCCCACTTCTTTTGCCAGCCCCGCTCACTCCAGATGTTCCCAGCAAGAAATGCACCAGCCAACATCAGCAAAACAATGATTGTTTTCCACCGCGCCTTAACGAAAGCAAAGGCCGCTGTCATACCAGCAACGCCGCCCGCGCTTTGTTATAACGACTATTTCTGTCAGCCAGTCCATTCTGGCCACCGTTGATGATCTGCGTGACACGGACAACATCACCTGAATACATCAGGCAACCACGTAATGTGAAAAACCATGCAGCAGAACGGGCTGCATGCTTCTCCTTTGCCAGCAACTCTGGTGTGCTGATCAGATCAAGCTTCAGCGCCGCTCCGCATTTGGCGTAGTTCTCGCGGCCGGTGATTTGAAGCAGGCCACGACCACGATATTTCCAGCCATCACCCTGGCTGTTATTCCCCATGCGGTCACCATAAACCAGATTGGCTATTTGCGGCTGGTGGGCCACCTGCTTACCATCGACACGCCCCAGCATTTCACACTGATACGGTGTCAGGCGTTTACCAAAGGTTTTCTTCAGCCCGTCTACCGAGTAGTTGAAACTCTCGACCAGCGAGGTAAAACCAGCAGATTCATGCCCAACTTGTGCAATGAACATGGCCTGATCGTTAGCTGCTGTGATTCCAAACTCTTTCATTGCCGCATCAATATGCGGAAACCAGCGTGCAGAAAGCCCGGCGCTGATACCAGCCGCCTGCTGAAATTGTGATTGGTTCATTAGTGCCTCAGATGATCAACCAGACGTGCCACGTTGCCTCTTACGGCGACCAGCACGGACAGGAAAATAAAGTTGGCCCCGATAGTGGCCCATGATGAGTACGGGTAAATACCGCACAGATACGCCAGCGGAACGGCGCTGTAGATAACCGTAAGCAGCCACGCTAAACGAGATATCCACGGTCGATGTCGCGAGTCGCCGCGACGGTAAAACATCAGGGTTAACACTACCCCAGCACAAAGCAATGCATTAAAAGTTGCCGATGGGTCATTTTGTACCACCTGAACCTCCCCGGCGCGTTATCAGCGCCACCAGCGAGCCGACATCCTGATTATTCAGGAACGTCAGGATTTTGACGGCTAAAGCAGAAACGATTACGGCGCCAATGGCATCCAGTGGTTTATCACTGTAGCCGGTAGCCTGAGCCAGCTTTGAACCCACCAGCCCGGAACAAAGGATCCCCGCGATATACGAAACCAGAAAATATGCCAGTCGGCGCGCTGCACTCAGGTCCGCTGTGGTTGCAATGTAAAATACAGCTCCGGCAAACGCGCCAAACACCACGCCGTAATCGGTTCCGGACAGAAATCCATAGACGCTGGCCCCCGTCAGGACACCACCAGCCAGCCCAGTACCGGAAATCGGATCGGACATTTAGCCCCCTCTTAATTGCTGTGATTCCTCTCAGAAATGAGGGGATGTGGAATCAGGCAACCGGGCTCTTTTGTTCAAATAAAAGTAAGGATGATTCCCGGTGCCTGAAAATGGTAATCACCACATCCACAGGGGCGTGATGATCGTTATGTTTTGTTCAGCTTTTCCACCTCTTCGGTGGTCTGAATAAATCTGTCAGCTTCCAGTTCTACCCCGATCGCCCGACGACCAAGTTCTATTGCAGCTTTCACAGTTGAACCAGAGCCCATAAAGAAATCGGCAACGATATCCCCTGGTCTGCTGCTGGCGCTAATGATCTGCTTCAGCATGTCGGCAGGTTTTTCGCATGGATGTTTGCCTGGATAAAACTGAACAAGCTTATGCGTCCATACGTCGGTATACGGAACAAGAGCGGAAACAGAGAAGCAGCGCCGGAGGGTTTTGTATTCCTCCAGCAATTCTGAATACTTGCGGTTTAATGACTGATAGGTAGCTACCAGTTGGTGGTGAGGATGTTCAAGCTTCTGCTGAATGTGCTTATCGATAGCGATCCGCGTGAACAGTTCCTGCAATTTTCTATAGTCCACTTCATTTGGTAGTTGCCATTGGCTTGCACCAAACCAGTGTGACGCCATGTTTTTCTTTCCTGTTGCCTCAGCTATTTCTTTCGAGCTGACACCCAGTGATTCACGGGCATTACGGAAGTAATCAATCAGCGGCGTCATAATGTGCTGTTTTAGCTCTGTGATTTTCCTTTCGTAAACATCCTCTTTACCTGTGTACGGCCCAAGATAGTGCTCAGCAAACAAAATCCGTTCCGTAGATGGAAAGTACGCACGCAGGCTTTCTTTGTTACATCCATTCCAGCGGCCTGATGGTTTTGCCCAAATTATGTGATTCAAAACGTTGAACCGGGCACGCACCATAATCTCTATATCTGAGGCCAGTCGGTGACCGCAAAACAGGTAAATGCTGCCAGCAGGTTTAAGAACGCGAGCATACTCAGCCAGACAGCTATCAAGCCAGCGTAAGTAGTCCTCGTCACCCTTCCATTGGTTGTCCCAGCCGTTGGGCTTCACTTTGAAGTACGGAGGATCCGTAACTATCAGATCAATAGAGTTATCCGGGAGGGTGGCGACGTAATGCAGGCTATCAGCGTTGATTAACTCAACACTGTTTATTTTTACAGTATTTTTCATAGATCAGTAAGCTTTACTCTGATAGGCTCACTATGCTTTTGCGCTAAAGCAGTGGGCCTTGGTTAGCTTGTGACCTGAAAGCATGAGCTGATGGCTGGTAGGGTGCTACAACACCCTCCAGCCGCCCATTTACACAGCGAGATAGAAGTGCCATCCAAGATTTGAATCACACTCATTTTGCTGCTTGATAAGCTTGTGCCTTTGTGACAGCTCTTATCACAATACATAAGTTTTTGCGTACGCGTTAATTTTTTTATACAGTTACATCGTCGCCGCTGACACGGCATACATAGCACATAACAACTAAAGCGATGAGACAATGAAGATAAAAAGCCAAGGATTTGCAATTATCAATAAAAATAAAAACATTCAAATTGCTGATATTATTAATTATTTTATTCAGCAATCAACACATGAAATTAAACGCGCAGACTTTGATAGGCAAATTCTTCTTTCTGACGATGGTAATTATTACTCAGGGCTTGTACTTACATATAAAAACCAAACAAAAAACTGTCTTTCAACAATAAAAAATGGAATGTTTGAGATAAAAGTCGAGGATTTAAAGGGCGATGACAAACTTGTTAATTTTAATTTTTTCTGCATAAATAAAAAAAGTTTAAAGGGCCTATATTTATATTACCGCGGTTCTTGCTCATTAAATAGCCTTTTCAGTTCATGGCAATCGTATAGCAATTTTGTAATTAGAAAAAAAATACGTAACGAGATATCTGCACTAGGAAAAAACCCAGATCAAACCAAAGTTGATAACATTAATAAGAAATATGAACAACGCCTGGAATTTAAAGTAATAATTGATAAATCCAGTTTGGTATCAATGCTAACAAGCTTTAGTCAAATAAAATCAGCAACATTTAAATTTGATTCTGTTGATTTCACTAAATCAGAAATGATAGGCATTGAGCAATTCACAAGAAATACTGAAGTCACCTTTAACATCAGTGATAGTGACAAACCAAAGGTTGGACAAATTGCAAATAGCATTAATCAAATGGTAACAAAAATCAAAGATATCTCCAAAGGTGTTGTAACCGTAGTTGACCATTCAAAAAATGAACGATTAATTGACCTTATCAATTCCCCTTGCTTCTTTAGTGAGTATGATTTTGATACTATCGCCCAATCCGTAAATGGCCTTAAGAATGACAACTATGTTAACAATGCTATAATATCCTTAATAAAGGATGAAATCGAAAATGGCAAAAAGAAAAATGAATTTAATTGATAAGTTTATAAGATTAAGCTTTAAAGCACAGATATGGGGATTGCTCATAATCTCCTGGATCGTTATTGCTATAATGACTTTTTTCTATCTGAACCTCACACACCATCAAGGAAAAGCCTTTTTCGCATTTTATCAGACTTCAATACGCGGGTATCTGTTTTCAGGTTTTATATCTGTTGGTTCTTTGCTCCTTTCATTACATACCTTTGTCATAGTTAATCTAAAAGATAAATTATTTACAACTGATCGATATAAAGAAAAATTTTTAACAAGCAAAAATTTAGCTTTGGATGCACAAATAGATGAAATGGAGTTATTGAAACCTCTAGATACCTTATCATCATTTATCAACATATCTGTTTGGTTATCCATATTAACAGCTGTAGCTCAGTTTACTGTTGGGTTGGCCGACTATGGTATTTTATCTGTTGTATGCATATGGCTAGCATTGCTAACCATATGTTTTTTAATGAATTCCTTGATATTAATCCGCGAGCACATTAAAAATATGTTGCATCAAAAAAATTAATGCATCATGCAAAGTACGCCGTCAATAAATCCAAGTGCTGTTTGTAGCTCCTTCCTGATGGTCGCATCGCAGCACTTTCTTTTTTTTGCTATGGCCCTTAAAGATAATCCGACAACAAAGTGAGCGATTACCAACTCATAGCTATCTTTATTATGAGTTTTCAAGCGCGCTACGCATCCATCTATCATAACCCCTTCGTCATCATCGCATTGAAGCCGTGATTTTTTTCCATAAGGTAATAGCCCTTTGAAACCCGCAGCAATCGGCTGCCAGTCTACGCCACTACTCTCTGCTGCTGCCCAGGCACCCCACAAATCCATTACTTCATACATATCTCGCATTTTCTTCTCCATACACTTAAGCTTTCGCAATTACGCCGATCGCCAGCGCCCGATCCATAAAACGCAGTAGCAGCTCAAGCTGCGTACCATGCTTCTGCTCGAATGCCGGTACATCGGCGTGTAACTCGTCGTGGCACTCTCTGCACAGAGGGATCACGAAGAGGTCATGGGCTTTTGTTGCTGTACCACCCATACCGTGCCCTACGATATGGTGCGGATCATCTGCTGGCCGTCGGCAACACTCACAGGGTTGTGTTTTAACCCAGCGGGTGTACGTCTCATTTACCCAGCGGCGACGTTTTGGCCTGAGCATGAAAGACTCTGGCGACTCCGGATCAACAGAGAGCGTGAGGATCTTCTTCGCCTTCTCCTGCACGAGGCTGGTTGCAGACGCAGAAGGCACAATGTCGCTTTCCCTCATGACAGAGCGGATGTTTTCATCCGGAAGGCGTAGCCCCTTGTGCGCAACGCTTTCCGGTATTACATCAGCCAGGTCGTTCCTGACCATCCACCAGCACAGTTCAGGAAGCGTCAGTACATGCGACTCGGGAAAACCAGAATCACGCCGAATGACTTCCAGAATCCAGGATACCAGGTTACCGGCCGCTATACCTGCAAGCTGTTCGGTATGCTGCCCGGACAAAGTGTGATCACAATGCCAGCACAGGCGAATGCTTCCTGGTGAGTGCCGCATTGTTGTGAAGTTCTTGTCGTGCCACGATGAATGTGGCCACTGGCATTCAAACCGAGAACTCAGCCACTGCTCAAGGGAAGGAAGCCCACCGGCACGCTGTATAACCCGCTCATTCCCGAAGACCTTCCGCATTACCGGATCATCAGCCAGTGGCTGAATGACTGCGGGAACAGCCCCGGTACTGAATGACGCCATTTCTTCTGGTTCAGGCTCGAGCAGAACGCGACCGCGCATGAAGAGATGCATCAGTTCCGCGCCGGGACGAAACAACACAATCCCCATACGGGGGGCTATTTCAGGTGTGAGTAATGCCCTCAATTGTCGCCACCAGCCAGTTCTTTATCGTGGGTGAAGCTCCCGTTCCAGGTCACCTTCATCGGAAGATTCCCTTTCAGGTAGTTTTTGTAGATCCAGATGGCTCCATCCCGGAGAAGAACAGGCTGATAGGTGGTAAAGCTGACTGTTGAATTTGGAGAGACTTTGCTGCTTTTCTCGGTGAGGTATTTATCACGCGCGTATGACCGGACACGCCATTGTGCGCTGCGTCCTTCCGGATTGTCGTCATATAACCAGTTCATCGAAACAAGCCAGGCGCTAATTTTTGAGGTATTAACACCATTCAGACGTTTACAGAACTGTACCGGGGAAAGCCCATCAGTGAATAGGCTCTCGAGATGCTCGATATATTCGGCTTGCTGGTGGGTAAGCGCCTCAGCTTGCTGCTTTGCCTCCATGGCATCCGCCCACGCACGCGCCAGGGTTATTGGATCAGACATATTCGGCAGCATGACACCGTGGACCTCACGAAGATTGAAGTAATGATCTTCAAGCTGTTCAAAGAAGTCCCAGGCTAATTCGGTTTCAAGCATTTTTGCGTGGCGGGAGGCGCCGCGCTCAGTCCAAAGATAAAGGCTGCGAGCCTTTGATGATATTTGCACACTGCTGAAAGAGTTGCGCAAATTTTCGACTTCATCACCCTCAATTCGAAAGTAATGCTTACCCTCAACAAAACGTATTTTATTGCGGTTAAAGTTATTCGTGATGTTTTGCGCTGTTGTACCGTAGCCGCTTGCTAAAGATTCCGTAGTCACTACGCGCTGATTGCGATAAGTGATCACCGGCACCGATGAGTGATTAACGGAAATTACTGATGAAGTGCTATTTTTGGGCGTAGCAGCGCCCATAACATGATGATTGCTCATATTATCTCCATACTCTGATTGTTGCGAAGGGCCTGCACGCCCGTTTCGCTTGCACTTTCCGACATTACTGCCATATTGACCAATATTCAACCCACAGCTGGACATATAACCACCTCTTTTTTATATGCCGTTATGGTTATCTCAACTTTTCCCTTCGGTACTATCGGCCCCCATTCCACCAGCATGCGCTTAATCTGGCTGTCGTCTTCCCAGACACCCGCATGCGTCAGCGCGTCAAACAGGGCTTTGTTGTAATTATCGATATCCCGGCGGCGCGCATCCGGCGGGTACAGAGTGATTTCTACCGCTGCCAGTTCAGTCGATGGCTTCGGGAGACGTCGTAATTGCTCAATGATCGCCACGCAGGCAGCACTTTGGTATTTACGACCATCAGCGCTAATGAGGTGACGACCGGCCAGCGGCCCCTTGTTAGGGGCGCGCCAGTAAGTGTTCACGCTCGGAGGAAAAGGCAGGACCAGTTTCATGCGGCCTCTCCCCGCATATTGCGAACAAGTTCAGAAACTGCAGTAATGATTTCGCTGGTGGCCGTCCGCTCCAGCCAGAGTTGATTGATATTGGCTTTCAGTTTGTTCTGCTGAGCCTCACTCAATACGTCAACGCCTTCCACCTGGTTAAACACCAGACCAACCTCGAGAGGCCAGATACGTGACTCAGTTTCCGATGGTATGACTGGCTCTTGGGGTGCCCGCATTGCAATTGTCTGCTCTTTGCCAACAGCGAATTGAGCCAGCGCCATAAATGCCCGACCTTTTGCCTCCAGTTCTGTGCGGTTGATATAGCTGAACCGCTCACCACGCCACGACTTATCGAATACAGCTATGGCACCGGCAAAAAACGCACTGGTGGGCTTCTGTTTTTCGTCAGCAGGGACAAACCACACAGGCAGATCGAACCCAATGCGCCCACGGATGAATACGATGTGATCGGCATTTTCCGGCCACCACGTTTCGCTCGGCGCAGCTTTTATCAGGAATACATAACGCCCGCCCTTTTCGCGCTGGGCTGTTGCGTAGTTCATGATGTGCGTCATGCCGGTGATCGCCTGTTTCTCGTGGTACTGAGAACGGATATACGGGGGGTTGCCATAGCCAGCGCCACCCAGTTCTGCCAGACGTTCAGACCAGTCCTGGGTCAGCGCGTTATCTTCGGCGGTGTACCATGCCGGGCATTTCGCGTTGTCGTCGTCAGCAAACAAGTCCAGAACTAATGGACCAAATAGCGCGTTGATCCCCCAAAAAAGCAGATCCGGTGTCCGCCACTGATCGCCAACCTCTTTCAATTCGTGAGCTGGTTTGCTACGCAGTGCCGCCAGCGCCTGGCAATATTTATTGGTCATCATGAACGGAACCCCGAATTTTCTGGCAGTGAGTAATCAACACTCTGGAAGTTTGCGCGGCTGGCTGAGTTAGTCTCCCATTTGCCGTTAACGCGTTCAGGCCGGCCAGCACTGGACCATTTGGTCGCGCTTTGCAGGTAACCAGGGAAGTTTTTTGGAATGAACAGAGTTGCCGGGCGGAGGTATTGCGCCTGCTCGCTATCACGCCAATCGGCATTTTTGTAATCCACTACCAGGCACAGGTCATCAACCGTGAATTGTTCCCGAAGACGGGCGCGAATATTCTCCAGCGACGTACTGCATACCTGGTAGCGTGAGCCAGTTGTCTGGTTCAGGTAAGACAAGACCTGTCTGGCCTGATCAGTAATCACAACCTCAGGGTCTGGTTGCGCCGCAACCGGACAAAAGGGTTTTGAAGTTACTTGTGGATCTTGTTTTGATTTTACTGACGGATCCCCACCAGATTCTGACGGGTCAAAACCGCTGTTTTTGCCAGATTTCGACGGGTCAGTTTTTGAGGTGTCAAATTTTGATGCGTCAGATTTTGACGTGTCAGAATCTGACAGTTGAGAAAATGCGGCAGCCTGAAGTTTCGCCACATTCAGGCGGTACACGTTCGATGCATTACGGTTACCATTACGGCGCTGTGTACGCGTGAGCCAGCCATCTTTTTCAAGCTTAGCGATTGCTGTTCTAATGGTGCTCGGACCAGCGCCAAGCTGGCGAGCAATAGTTTCAATGGACGGCCAGCACACGCCCTCATCGCTGCTGAAATCAGCGAGGCGAGCCATGATCGCGACACTAGACAACTTCATGCCCGACGCTGCGCAACCATCCCATACGTAGCCGGTTAATTTAGTGCTCATGATCGTCCGTTATCTCCCTGAACTTTTGCCTGAACTGCTCAAGCGGCCTGAAACATTCGTGTGGGTAGCCATCGCGCAGGTAGATAACACGCTGTGTTTCTGGCTCCCAGCGGATAACACGGACTTGCACTCCGCGGTGGTCTTTGAACCTTCGGTTAAGTTCGCGCACAGGCGTTTTGCCCTCCGGTTGTAGACCCCCACAATTGAAACCGCCCTACTGTGGTTACACGGAACCCAGCGGTTTGATAATCTGCGTTCATACCGAAATAACGGAGTACCCGAAACTGGGATCATCCTGAGTTGCGGTAGACGGTTAAAAGCCGTTAAACTGCTCATGCGGATTATTTCTCCATACTCGAAGAGTATGTTCGCCAAGGCGCCCGGAGCTGCACACTCGCGGGCGTCACTCTTTTCTGGAAGGCAATAGACTCGTGAAATCAGGTTCAGAAACGTCATAAGCGTTACCCGGAACTGGTAGGCGATTTCGTTCAGACTGTCCCACTCCCCTTTATCAACCACACCATCATCGATGTATCGACGATATGCGTTAACCAGGTCACCAAGCCTGCCCACCAGCTCAGCCAGTTTTAAGCCAATCTCTTCGTTCTCTGTTTCTGGTGCCGCACCCGGGATATGGATCCCGTTATCTGTTTGGCGAGAAAACGCATCAGCTATGTAGCTAACACCGGCGGCTTTCTGTAAAACCATCGCCCATCCCATAGGGAAGATCTGATCCCCGTCGACACGAAGGCGGTTAAACAGCGCATTCTCTGTTACCCCCAACCATTCCGCCGCTTCGGCGTAGCCACCAGGCAGATCGGTAATCGTCTTTTTAATCGCTACCACCAGCCAGATTGGCTGACGTTCAACTTTCCAAATAGGTTCGTTACCCACGGTTAACCCCTTAGTTCTGTGGTTACAATTACGCTGCTGAATCTTTAATCTTTTGAAAAATATCAGGACGTAATTTCTCTCTTGAAACTCCGGTGACCTTTTCAATTAGCGCTGATAGTTTTGCTGGTGGTTTTTTCTCTCTGTTCAGCCAGTTCCAGACCTGCTGTTGTTTCACTAATCGCCCAGAACTAGCGGTAAGCTTGCGCGCTAACTCTGATTGGCCACCAGCCAGAGCGATTGCCTCTGAAAGGGCTAACTGCTCGGGAGTCATAGTTTTCTCCTGTATCAATACATAAAAGTTGTTGCCGATAGAGATTATACAACCCTAACAACTTTTATCACAACTTTTAGGTGTTGGAAAGCTAAAACATAAAGTTGTAATCTCACCATAAATAAGGGGGGAAGTTGTGAACACACTGGCGGAAAGACTGAAAATTGCGAGAGAAAAAACAGGGTTAAGCCAAGCTCAACTCGCTGAATCCATAGGTGTTTCTCAACAATCCGTAGCAAAAATAGAAAACGGAGATACATTGCAACCGCGAAAGATAAAAGAAATCGCAAATGTATTAGGCGTTAGCCAAAAGTGGTTGCAACTAGGCATTGAGGAAAATGCTTCACTTTCTGATTTTGTGGTTGGAGAGGCTGAAAGTGCCAGTTTAGACCCTGCCATTTTCGCTGACATACCAGTACTAGATGTTGAGTTATCAGCCGGAAATGGGTGTGAAGCCGAAATTGTGGAATCTGTAATTGACTGGTTTCCTATCCGAAGAATGGATTTAAGGAAAGCTGGAGTCAGCGCTACAAATGCTAGGATCGTAAAAATTTGGGGGAACAGCTTATTGCCAGTTCTCAATAACGGCGATCATGTTGCTGTTGATATCGCACAGACAAATCCTATTCGAGATGGCGATTTATACGCTGTTAGAGATGGGGTCCTGCTAAGGGTCAAAGTGCTAATAAACCAACCTGATGGTGGTTTAATTATAAGAAGCTTCAACAAAGATGAGTATCCAGATGAAATACTCACCTTCAATGAACGCCGCGCAAGAATTCATGTTATCGGCAGAGTGTTCTGGTCATCACGTTCATGGTAATACGCTAAATAGCATTTCCTCTGAAATAATTTTTAGCTTTGCACCATTATCGTCGCGATAGCTAACAGCTTTCTCTATCTTTCTCCCATGGCTGGAAAATTTCCAGTCTCTGGATGATAGGGTTCCGACAACAAGGAAGTCCAGTTTTTGGGTAATTCCATTACTTATTTTTCCCCCTGCACTTTTGATCCGTTCCTCTACCACCGCTCGTTTACCTGCCATAAAGGTACCCGTTAAACAGTAGGTTTTGTCCTCAAGATCAACGAGTGCATCATTATCAATCGGTAGCCTCGTCGCCAATCCATCAACAACCCCGCTGTCTAGATCGCATCCAGTAAAGTCAACAAGTGCTTTATGTAGAGTTTCGCTTTCCTCTGGAGTTATTACCCCATCGTTAAGGATATCTTTTATTAGAATGTACAAATCCTTCCCTGGGTAGTTACTCTTAAGAGCCCCGTTTTGGGTTAACCACCAATCGAGATATCTAATTTCATCTTCCGTCAAGGTCCTATCCGAGATCAGCCCTTTACACAATCCATTAAGAAGATGTAGATCCATTTCAGCAGAGTAAAAATCAATTCCAGGAATATCTAAAATTTCTCTTTGGATTTTTGTCAGACTGTTTTTGAGTTCTTTTCTTTCTTCCTCTGTAATGACACCATCAGCTAAGATATCTGAGACCCTCGCCGATAGACTCTTAATAACACCATTTCTTATAATTTGATTTGCTTCAAGTAGCCATGTGTCAAGGTAAAGAACTTCCTCATCTCTTACCACCCCATCAGCAACAATACCATCAATGATACTGATTAGGTTCGCAAACAACTTATCTCTATTGTGTGTGTAATTAAATACGTAAAGCTTGTCTTCCATACAGCCTCCTCTTTTTTATACATCCTTGCATTCATCTCATCTTCAATCAAACCACATAAAGTTGTTGACATTGTGCATCACCACAACTAAATTACAACTTAAAGGTGTTAAACAATAGCGAACAGGCAGGACGCCCACGAAGTAGCCGCCGGTGGCATATGAATAACCGGATGATTCGCTGACAGGTGTCTTCGGGAGGGGTTGCGAAGCTGGCTTGACCACCAGCAACAGAAACTCAGCCACGATACGGAGCCGTTAACCCACGGCGTGGAGTGTAAATACCGTAGGGGTTGTAGCTGGTTGGTCGCCAGCGCCCCGCCCGAAGATACCTACCACCGCGCCTGATGTGGTTAAAAGCAGGCCAAAGCAATAACAAGTAACTCCCTGTTCTGGCGGTCCGGTGTTTTCCCGTGTATTTCCGGTAACCGCCAGCCTTTTTCAGGGCACAACAGAAAAGGGCATCACCGGGCGACGGGCTCATAACCCAATCCACCCGGGCAAGAGGATGGCGATTGCAGTCGCCGACAAATGCAGGTGCCCTTCTCTGTTGTGTATGGAGAAAGTTCGGCGGTTGCAGCCGCCTTAACGAGGGTAAAACCATGAGTAATGACCGCATGACCGTAGTGCCAGATTTTCTTGGCGAACTGGATGCCGGCGTGTTCATGAACAAAATCGCGGCAGCACTTAATACCACCGCGCTTGGGGTTCTGAACAACGGCAACAAAGGCAAAGTAGTCCTCACATTTGATTTTGAGCGTATGGGTAATTCCGTTGAAGAGAAGCGCGTGAAGATCAAGCACAAGCTGAACTACAGCACCCCAACACCGCGTGGTAAAGCCTCCGAAGAGGACACAACCGAAACACCGATGTGGGTCAACAAAGGCGGGAAGCTCACCATCCTGCAGGAAGATCAGGGTCAGCTGTTCGGGATCACTGGCGCGGTGGATGGAAAGCTTAAAGCGGCTCAGTGATCCGCAACAACAAACTCACTGATACCACTTTGATCATCAGTTAATAAGGAATTTTTATGTCTCAGTTAGACAGCGGTACCTTCAAGCAGGTCAAAGACCTGGTTCTTTCCGGTTATCACCTGAATGATATTCATGGCCTGGCTTGCCCGACCGCATTACTGCCAGAGGGTACTGGCGTTGAAAGCCTCGAGCGCTTTTCTCTGGAGCGTTTCCGCTTTCGTGGCACCATGGCCACAACCAGTATTGACGACTTCGCACGTTATTCTAAAGGTTACGCCAGCGACAGTGAGCCAGCTCGTTGCTTTATTGACGCTGACAACATGACCGCCCGTTCAGTGTTCAACATCGGCACCCTGGATAATCCCGGTCACGCCGATAACGTTGCTTCAATCACCCTGAAGAAAACCGCCCCGTTCCGCGCGCTACTGCAAATCGACGGTCAACGTCTGAAGCAAAAGCAAATCGCCGAATGGCTGGAAGACTGGAGCGATTACCTTCTGGCGTTTGATGCTGATGGCAATACGATGCAGATTTCCCAGGCAGCTCAGGCTGTGCGTCGTATCACTATTCAGCAAGCAACACAGCAGGACCATGAAACTGGTGATTTCGCTGGTAAAAAATCGCTGATGCAAAGCGTTGAAGCAAGCAGCAAAGACGTAATGCCTGTGGCGTTCGAGTTCAAATGTGTGCCGTATGAAGGTCTGGGCGAACGCCGCTTTAACTTGCGTAACAGCCTGCTGACCAGCGATGAACCCTGCTTTGTTCTGCGCATCGTCCAACTTGAAGCCCAGGAAGAAGAGATCGCCAACGAATTCCGCGATTTGCTGATCAGCAAGTTCGAAGGTGAATCAGTGGAAACTTTCATCGGTAACTTTAAAGCCTAATTGCTCTGCATTAAATCCCCGGCGCCGCGGGGATTTATTGAAGCGTAATTCCATTAATTATCGCCACCCGGCGAGGGATTCGTGCAACCAAAATCTGCGCGGTGCAGCGCGCCAATATGGAGAAAACCATGAGCTACATTCAGACATTATCCGGCAAACACTTTAATTACCTCGATATCCAACAGGACGATATCGTGATCGAAGATATCGCTACCGCGTTGTCTCATATCTGCCGCTTTGCAGGGCATCTTCCTGAGTTTTACAGCGTCGGCCAACATAGCGTTTTAACCAGCCACCTCGTTCCGCAGGAGTTTGCATTAGAAGCCCTGCTTCATGATGCCGCCGAAGCCTACCTGCAGGATATACCCTCACCGCTTAAGCGCCTGTTACCTGATTACCAGGTGATCGAAGCTCGCGTAGACGCAGCTATTCGCCAGAAATTTGGCCTACCGACGGGGCAACACCCAACCGTGAAATATGCCGATCTGGTGATGCTTGTCAGCTAACGCCGCGATTTTGAGATTGACGAAGGTTCCGTGTGGCCTTGCCTCGAGGGAGTTGTCCCAACGGATCTATTCATCATCAACCCAGTTCGTCCAGGCCAGTCATATGGCATGTTCATGAATCGCTTTAACGAACTGGTGGAGCTGCGCCAATGCGCCGCATGAAGGTAAAAGAGCTCGTAGCGGAGGCTTTTGCCTCCGTTGATGAATTGCCACCAAAGCATGCACCGCTTATGCGCGAAGTCGCCACCAGACTGGAGGCTACGTTCGCAGCATTAAAAGAGTCTCTGGTGCAACTGGAACAGGAACGTAAAGGTAAAACGCCATGACCGTATTTGAATATCTCCAGGCTCATCCGAATACCACCAGCGGTGAAATCGCCAAAGGTATGAACAAAAAGACACCCGCGGTCGCTGGCGCATTATCGCAACTCTATGGCACCGGCCGGATCGTGAAGTCTGGTGTTCGCAAGGGAATTCCTACTTACCGTGTTAACGATATGCCGTTTGGGTGTAGTAACAGCCTAACCATGATGTTTAACCAGCTCTTGAGCAGAGCCAGACAAGGAGCAGCCCAATGACAGTACTCAACAAACACAGGGAATTGCGCAAAGAGCTTTCAAACCCCGCAATAGGCAGCAATCACCACCTGCGAAAACTGGCCCTGTCGTTGCTGGATGAGCTGGAAACCAAAGAAGAACAACGCGCCAATTGGTTTCAAATGGCGCAGAAGTTAGGCGAGGATCTGGATGCCGCAGAGAAGCGCATAGCAGAGCATAACTTTGAAAATCAGCTACTGGCTAATGCTGATCGCGATATTACAGCATTGCGCCAGCGCATAGCAGAACTGGAGGCGCGGACCGTCACAGTGCAGTTGCCAGCAGATAACGCGGCAGAATCTGAATCTCCAGAAGATGAGGCAACGGCCTGGTTTGATGAGGGCTGGAATGCTCGCGGAAAGGCCGACAAAGAGGCACTAATCGCCGCTGGCATTGGCGTAAAGGGGGAGTGAGATGATTCACTATCACGGCGGTCCAATCACGCCGGATACGTGCGCCATGAAAGCGTGGAAAGGACGCCATGCGTTTATAAGTTTCGCGCACTCCGGACAAATTAACCTCGCGGCTGAATACTGCCAGTCATTCGCGCTGGACAACGGTGCATTCACCGCATGGAAAGCAGCTGGCAAAAACAAAATCGACTGGAGCGATTACTACGAGTTTGTGGCCCGCTGGAAGAATCATCCTGGCTTTGATTTCGCCATCATCCCGGATGTTATCGACGGCGGAGAGGAAGAGAACGAGGCGCTTCTTGATGAATGGCCGCATGGGGAATTTTTCGGCGTTCCCGTTTGGCACATGAATGAAAGCGACGAACGTTTTATCAGGCTCTGCAACGAGTATCCCAGAGTCGCAATCGGTTCATGCGGTGACTATGACGTTAAGCGTCCGAATCTGGCCGTAGCTCGGATGAAAGACCTGATTCGCCATGTTGTTGATGCTCACAGCCAGCCTGTCACGAAGTTGCACGGCTTGCGTATGCTTAACCCGCTCATTTTTACAAAGTTACCATTAGCCAGCGCTGATAGTACAAATGTCGCCCGTAACATCGGCATCGATAAAGCATGGTCTGGTGCTTACGCACCAGCTTCAAAAGAAACCCGCGCCGCGTTAATGGTAGAGCGCATTGAATCGCATAACAGCCCAGGCTCTCTCGCGTACTGCGAGCAGCGTGACCGGTTCGACATGCAACTGCAATTAGCAGTGTAAGGACTAACCATGACAACTAACAACCACCGGGCGCACGGTCCTGTATCACTCGATCGCCTGCACCAGATACGCGAAATACTCACCAAGGCAGCAGCACAAAGCCACGGCGGTAATGTCGGCTATGCGATGGCTGATGCTGTGAAGGTGATTGCCGGGGTGATTGCCCGTGAGCAAATACGCCGTGAACATGCTGCATGGTCACTGACTACTTTCGGCGATGTCGGCCCAGTTGGTCCGCTGAAGCACCTTTCCAAAGAAGCGCTCGAGGCTGCTGCTGAACCAGACGACCTTAGCGAATGGGCTGACATGCAATTCCTGTTATGGGATGCGCAACGTCGTGCTGGTATCAGTGATGAGCAGATTAACCAGGCGATAGTAGAAAAGCTGGCAGTGAACAAGCAGCGCGAATGGCCTGAGCCGAAAGAAGGTGAACCGCGACTGCATATCAAAGAGCAGTCAGAATCGGTGCTTCCGGGAATTGAATGCGGTATCTGCGGACATGTATCTACTGACCCAGAGGGACGGCACTACTGCTGCGAGGATAACAGTAATGATTGATAAATACCTTTTGGAGGATATGCGGCGCGAAAGTGGTGAAAAGGGAGAGCTTGCCCGATGGGTAATCCAGTTGCAAACAGACCTGGATAGTGAGCGCCGCAAAGCTGGCAACTCTCCTGTGATTCCGAATGGCTATGTGCTGGTGCCTATCGTTCCGACCGAGGACATGATTATTAACGGCTTCGAATCGGTTCCAGACCCGCACTTCAGCGATGAAAAAGAGTGGGAGGAATACGAAGCATTGAGTGGATGCCGACAGGCGGCGCGCCGGGCTGAGTTGTGCTGGGCAGCAATGATTAAAGCAGCACCGAAACAGGAGAATATTTAACGTGAACAATTTAATGATCGACCTTGAAACTATGGGGAATAAACCAAATGCCCCCATCGTCTCTATCGGTGCTGTGTTTTTTGATCCTTCAACTGGTGAACTGGGCCCTGAATTTTACCGGGTTGTTAGCCTGAAAAGCGCGATTGCTGGAGGTGCCGTTCCTGACCCTGAAACAATAATTTGGTGGATGCAGCAAAGCGAAGAAGCTCGAATGGCTATTTGCGATGAGGATGCGACAACGATTTCAGCCGCCCTGATAAAGCTGAATACCTTTATTCTTGATAACTCTGACATTGATAAAGTTCAGGTCTGGGGTAATGGCGCTACCTTTGATAATGTAATCCTCCGTTCCAGCTATGACCGTGAATTAATCCCCTGCATGTGGAAATTCTGGAATGATCGTGATGTCCGAACTATCGTCGAATTAGGAAGGAAAATAGGAATCAACCCACGCCGGGACATACCGTTTGAAGGTGACATGCATAATGCCCTAGCCGATGCAAAACATCAGGCTAAGTATGTCTCAGCTATCTGGAAGCGGCTCATCATCACCATCGATAACAGTGAGGAATAACATGACTGAACAACCTGATGATCTCCTCACTCCGGACGAGGTATGCCAGAAATTAGGGATTACGCAAAAAACATTATGTAAATGGAATACAGAACACCGGCACCGTTCTACATTAGCCCCTGTAAAATTCAGCGCTAAAGTCGTTCGCTATGAGCGCCGTAATGTAGAGGCTTTTATCCAGAAATGCCGGAGCCAGTATTAACCCCGTCGTCTTAGCAGTGCAACCTGCGCGAGTATGCTCCGCTCGTGAGCCTCAAATGCCTCGCGCTTTAACGCAATCTCTTCCTGCAAAATCTCATCTGAAAAGTCGTAGTGTTCTGCCATCGGGTCATCTGACTTGCTGGAATGGTGAAGGCACAGGAGGCTTACTTCCCTTCTATCTGATCGGGAGTAGCCTCTTTCCTTCATCAGGGCAATAACATTGCTCTTAAGGAATTTACGGCACATCGTATTAAATGCCCCCTCTTTCCCTTTTATTGTCCCGTCATGCTTCATACCCTTTACCGCCCCTTCCGGGCTGTATGTTTTCACCAGTTTATCCAGTGATCGTTTTGAAAATGCTTGCATAGGGTCGCGCGGCTGCAAAAACACATAATCTTTATTGCACTCAGGAACTGAATCGCGCCAGGCTTTCTGCTCGTCGATAATCCTCCTGATCTCTGGCGTTATTGGCAGACGGAAAGCCTTTTGTGTTTTCATCGCCCCGCGCATACCGATCACGCCTTCTGGATAAACGATTTCATCTGCATCCTCGTTGACGTAATCCCAGCGCAAGTTATTAATGTTTATCGGGCGAACGCCAGTAATAATCATGAATCTAACGGCATTTTTCTGGTGTATAGAGGTGCAGGCAGCCACATTGAGCCAAAGGCGGGCGATTGATTCAATATCCGTAAATAGTCGCGTTGGGGTTGGTTTCTGCACACGAGAAGAAACATAATCATCTGGCAAACTGGCGGCAATGTTACGCCCATTGCAAAGTGTAGGAGCACAAAATTTCCAGAACCGACGAAGCTCACCAAATAATTCTAGCGCGTTATTATTGGAACGTGTTGCGATCCACTCATCCAGAACATCCACCAGCCGACTGTATGTCACATCACTGAATACTTCACGCTCTCCGAACGTTGCTTTGATTCTGTCGATACGTACCCCGTAGGTCGTGAAGCTATCAGGACTTAACTTCTGCCGGTCGACTTTTGCTTTAAGGTCGTCACGGTACATTTCCAAAGCGGCGTGGACGGATTCAGCACGCAACCCACCCTCTGCCATTTCTGATGCTTTCTCTCTGGCTATTTGAATTGCGAGTTCCGGCCATTCGCCAAGTTTTTTACCTTTCAGCCCCATCTTTTTAGGGAACTCAGCGTAAAAGGTCACCTTACCTGCTTTACTAAAATCAATACGGAGATAATTTTCTTTTTCGTATTTGGAACGACGGGCGACGCCAGAAGCGGAGAGGATAATTTTGGCGGCAGCAACACAGATTTTCATGTGTGCGCTGGTATAGGGGGGTTTACAGGCATCCCACTTTTCAGACGCGGCTAAAACATCGTCATTATTGGGGCTATCCGGTTTATGTGTTACAGTGCGCGGCATTCTCAATCCTTATCTGCGAAGGCACAGAAAACAAGCTCACACATGCAGGTCTTTTCAGCGGGACAAAATGCAATGTGTTGCGGCTTTGTGTTACTGGACTGAGTTTATCAGGGTTAAATACACTGTATCAACATACAGTAAGTAAATAATAGAGAGTGATAGAGAAACTTTTTAACTTACTGATTTTAAAATGATTTAACGGTAATTCATTGAAATGTCATTACTAATTACTAAACGCTGTATCAATTGCGATATGTGCGAGCCCGAATGCCCGAATGAGGCGATTTCGATGGGTGACAGCATTTACGAGATTAACAGCGACAAGTGTACGGAATGCGTAGGCCATTACGACACGCCAACCTGCCAGAAGGTGTGCCCGATCCCTAATACTATTTTGAAAGATCCGGCACGTGTCGAAACGGAAGAGCAGCTGTGGGATAAGTTTGTACTGATGCACCACGCCGATAAGCTGTAA